CCCCGATCTTGGGAAGTTGTATGATGCAATCAACCCGACTGGACAACCGATGAATCAATCTACCATGAGTCAAGGGTTTGCTCCTACTCCAGAGCAGGAACCGGTACCTCCTCAGGGGAGTGTTCCCGGCCAGCCTGATTACTCCGCCCTGCTTGACGCGCTGAAACAATACGGCGCATCGCAATGACCAGATGGCGCGACTGGCTTTCTTTCTTTCCCCGTTCCGTATGGGCAACTTAAAAACCACTGGGGGAATTTTTGTGCTAAATCCTATACCAGTTGACTCGACACTATCTTCCCGCAGAGGGAAGTTTTTTATTGCCCCGGAATTTTTGATGCAGTCTCCCCAGTTGTTGATGGAAGTCATGGGTAGATGTATCATCATTTTTTGTCGAAAGATAGAGAATGGGACTCTTGAGTTTTGGGCGCGTTCCATGCACTTCGATCCAATCGGGAACGCAGATGCGTGTACCCCGCCCGAGTATGTCTGGAATTTCTCCAGTATGAAGGATGACGGCGGGAAAGTAATTCACGTCATTGCTTCCGTGGCGAAACTGGCGAAAGGAGGGAGAAAAGAATGGGTGAGTTGTTGCCCCTGCAAGGAAAGACCAGTGTAGTCACGCTTAATCGTGGTGGAATAGAAACTGAACGCGAGATGCTTCGTAATGCCATTAGAGCGAAAATCGAATGGCGCGAAAACGCGATTGAAGATTACGAGTTCTATTTTGGCAAACAGTGGTCGAACGCGGATGTCAACCTGCTTCGGCAGGAGAAGCGTCCGTATATAACCATAAATAGAATCAAGCCGCTCATCAACCTGTTGTCCGGGTACCAGAGATTGAATCGATACGAACCGGACTTTCTGCCAAGAACCCCGGACGATATTTCTCTTTGCCAATTACGCAAGGGCCTGACGAAATTCGTTTTCGACACCACCAGCTTTGAGCGAACCGAGTCGCGCGTGTTTCTTGATTCGCTGATCTGTGGTCGTGGATACTTTTCGGTGGAGTACGAGTGGGAACAGGATAACCTTGATGGTAATATTTGCATTTCCAGGTGCAGCCCCTTTGAACTCTTTCCCGATCCAGAATCCAAGGAGCCGGATCATTCCGACGCGAGATATTGGGCTCGGGCCAGATGGATCAGCAAGGACCGTGTAATTGCGGCCTTTCCTGAAAACAAGGAAGAGATAGATTTTATGACCCGCGCTTATGACTCGGGCGAAGAAGATTGCGAGTTCCTTTCCGACGGGGAGGGAATCTGGTACGAAGTAGATACTCACAAGATCAGGCTTGTGGAGATATGGGAAGAACAACACGAGCGAAGAAGTTCATACCTGCTGTCTGACGGAAGAATTGTGGACAGAAAAGACATGAAGCCGGAATGGATGTCTATCGTCGTGCGTGAAATCAAGGTTCCTCGCACAGATATAGTAACCACGGCCTTCGTTGGAGACGTAAAACTTGAAAATGGAGACAGCCCGTATCATCACAACATGTTCCCGTTCGTTCCTCTGAATGCTTTCTTCCTTGGCGAGAACGACGAACCCACCGGAATCGTCAGAGATCTTAAGGATTCCCAGCGGGAAGAGAACAAGCGGCGTTCACAGATCGCCCACATCCTGAATAATCAGGCCAACTCCGGCTGGATTGCCGACGAAAAGGCACTCGATGAACAGCAGGAGCGTAACCTGAAGAAGTTTGGCAACTCTCCCGGAGTCTTGATTAAGAAAAAACAGGGATTGGCGCTTACCCGCATAGACCCGGGTCAGTTCCCCGCGAATCTTGAAGCCATGGAACAAATTTGCAAGCAGGATATGATGGAATTATCAGGGATTAACCCGGAAATGCTGGGGGTAGACGTTCCTGCATCGTCTTCCGGACGCGCAATTGAGTTAAAACAGCGACAGGCGGTGACTCAAATAGCCCCGCTTTTCGACAACTTAAGGGACGCGAAGCGGGAGATATTGAAGAGAATGTGGGGAACCAGGGGCAGACAAGGGTTAATTCAGCAGTATTACTCGGAAGAAAAGACCTTCCGGATAACCAGCCCTTCGGGTAAACCCACTTTCGTTACTGTAAATCAACAGGTTCAACAGCAGGACCCCTCCACTGGTCAACTTATCATGAAGACCCTTAATGATCTTTCCGTTGGCGAGTTCGACATTGTTGTAACCGATACCCCGGCAACCGCCACGCAGCGCCTTGCCAGCTTCTATCAACTGATCGACGCGGCAAATTCCGGCATTGCCATTCCTCCGGAGGTCATGCTCGAAGCAACCGACCTTCCGCAGAAGGAAGAAATCAAACAGATGATGCAGGAAGGAAAACAACAGCAACTGCAGCTAAACGCAGCTGCCGAAGCGGATGCCAAGGCCAAGATGTGGAAACAACAGATCATGCCGTCGTTGGAGAAGAAGCTACCTGCGTTAAACTACCGCGATCTCCCGGACGACGGAAAGGTTCAGGTGGCAAAACAGTGGGGAGTTACGTTGACTCCTCCGCTATTCGACGAAAGCAAGGTAATCGAAAACCTATCCTACAAGGACTTGCCTCTTGACATGCAACAGCAGTTGCTGCAGAGGGTAGGTCTGATGCAAGGATTCCAACCTTCGGGCGCGTCTTCCAATCCAGCGTCTCCCCAGCCGGGGAGTCAGGGCACTTTACCTCCCTTCTTGCCTAACGCTGGACCGTCGCCAAACGCCGGAGTCGTTGCCCCGCCCCAATATGTTCCTTCTCAACCGCATGCTGGCGGAGCTGGAGGGATTAACCCCGAAGCCCTGATGGCCGCCCTGTCCGATATCTGGAGAGGACGACAGGCGGGCGTTAATCTCCCGGGAGTAGCCGAACCAAACGGAAGAATACTGGGTAACGTAACAAGAGCCGACGTTATCCGTCAGCAAGGGCCAGCTATATGACAAGCAAAGAAGCTCAAGGGAGGTTATGCCATGGACTGGCTTAGCATGTTAGGTGGTGGGTCTCCGGGCCAAGGGGCTCAGGGGGGTCAGCAAGGACCAGACCCAAGGATGGATGCCCTAATGCAACTGCTTGGGCAAGTACGACAGCCTCAGCAGGCTGGAGAACCCCAGCAACAACTGCCCCAACAACTACCGATACCGCAAGGACAGCAACCGGTGGCAGGGATTGACCAAAATCAGTTAGGTGCACTTGCGGCACTTTTGATGAAGGCGCTTCAAGCAGGAGTTGCCCAAGAACCCGACCGCCTCAAGAAAGAAAACAGATTTCAAGAACTCGTAGGGAAAAGTTAACCGGTGACATGGCCATGAATGGCCTGCACATATAATCGGGCCGCCGCCGAAACATCGGGCGAGCGTCGCCGTATCGAGGCGATGGATGGAGAAATGTCGTGAGAAAACTTACCAACCCAAAAGACCCGAGCAAAACCATCGATGTCCCGCCAGAACTTGAAGGACTAGACGACGAAACGGCCCTTGAAATTTTAAATACTATCGGGGCCGACGAGTCAGAGGGCGAAGCCGGTACGGACGAATCCACCACACCGACGGAAGAAGTGGCCGGTGGTGGCGAAGCCGAAGAAACCGAAGACGCTGCAGGGGAAGATTCTCCTGATGAAACCGCAACCCAGACGGAAACAGACGCAGAAGTAGCTGAAGAGGGAGAAGGCGGAGAGACAACGGTTCCCATCGCCGCCCTCCATGAAGCCCGAGCCAAACTGAAGGAAAACAAAACCAAGGCTCAAGCGGCGGAAGAAGAAAACCTGCGCCTCAGGACCGAGTTGCAACAAGCAAGGCAGCAGCAAGCCGTAGTTCCGGTTACTCCAAGTGCAGACACGACGCCCGTAAAACCTCCTGCACTTGTGTACTGGAACGGTGTTTGCGAAATGGCCGTCCAAAAATTCCAGCAAGACGAAGGGCGCTTGCCGGATGACGGGAACATCCGTGATTCGGCAGTTGTTAGCGGATACGTCAGGGACATTGACACAGAGGTCAGGGAAAAGGCCGTTGTCCGTTATGAATACGGAACGTTTAAACGGGCCGAAAAGGTTAAGGAGTATTCCGACGAACTGGGAAATTTTGCCCTTAACCGACTGAAAAAGTCAATGAACTTTGACGAAGCTGCTCCGATCAGTGAAGCCTATAATCGATGCGAACAAGGATTCGCTACCCCTAGTGACCTGAGGGTGGTTCGTGATTTTTGGACAGAGACGGAAAAGAAGTTCCTCGAAACCAAGAATCCTCCGGCGAAACAGTCCGCCCCGGCGGTAACTCTCGCACAACCTCCTGCCAAAAAGCCAACACCGGAATCTGTTGAGTCAAAGGCAAAGGCCATGGAGTCACATCCAAGGGCCGGACAGATCAAAGGTGGCGAAGGTGGCGGGGGATATAGCATGGAACAACTTGAGCACATGCTCAACACCATGGACTGGGATCAGATTCCCGAACAGGCCCAAAAGATGTTGAAGGGCCTAACTTGATTTTAAAAAAACGAGGAGTGATTTTCAGTGGCATTGACAGTAGTATCAGCAAATCTCGTTCAAAAGGCGTGGGCCAAAGACCTTTGGAAAGCAGCGCAGAAGGAAATCTATTTCGCCAAGTTCAGAGGAACCGGTCCCGAGAACATCATCCAGCAGAAGGACGACCTGAAGAAGGAAGCCGGAGATCGCATCACCATCGCCCTGTTGATGAAACTGACCGGTGCTGGCGTCACTGGTGACAACACCCTGGTCGGTAACGAAGAAGCACTTACGACCAATGACTTCTCCGTTCAGGTTGACCAGCTCCGTCACGCTATCCGCATGAAGGGTCGAATGGAAGAACAAAAAACCCAGATCGACCTGCGCACCAACGGCAAGGAAGGTCTTAAAATCTGGCTGGCGGAAACCATGGATATGACTACGTTTACCGCCCTGAGCGCTTCTCCGACCGCCAATAGAATCCTGTATGCCAACGGGAAGGTCGCCGAGAACACTCTCGTTGACGCAGACAAGTTCTCGTGCGCGATAATCTCTGCAGCAAAACGCAAAGCGTCTCTGTCCAATCCGAAGTTTCGGCCTATCAAGGTGGAAGGTAAGGACCACTACGTCATGTTGATTCACCCATATCAATCCCGAGACCTCAAGAGTGATCCGCTCTGGCTTGACGCACAGGCCATGGCCAACATTCGCGGAAGTGATAATCCTATCTTCACCGGGTCTCTGGGGACTTATGACAACGTCGTGATCCATGAACATGAGAACGTCTCCATCACCACTACCGGTTATCAAAGCGCCAACGTCGGCCACGCTCTCCTGATGGGTGCGCAGGCTGGAGTTATCGCTATTGCCAAGGAACCGTTCTGGGAAGAACATGAGTTTGACTACAACAACCAGGTTGGTTTCGCTACCGGCTTGATCTATGGTGTGGCCAAGTCCGTGTATGGCGGCGAAGACTTCGCCGTTATCAACTGCATGACCGGTGCCAAGGCCGACTAGTTAAATTGGGGCGTGATTAAATTTACGCCCCTCTCTTTTCGAACCAATTTGGAGGTGAAAATTAATGGCTGATTTGTCAACTGTAAGAGGAGCTGGAGCGCGGTCGGCACTCTCGTCCGATATCTTGGCGGAAGTTACCCTCGTTGGAGCCGAGACGTTAACCAATAAAACTCTTACCACCCCGGTCGTAGCCAGCGTCTATCAGGACGCAGGAAAGACCAAATTGATGACTATGCCTAATACCGCAAGTGACACACTGGTAACGTTAGCGGCCGTTCAAACCCTGACCAACAAAACGGTGAACGGCGTGGCTACCATTGAGAACTTTGTTACCAATGCGACGGATGCCGCCATCGCCATTGCTGCCAACGCAGTGGTCCGCTTGACCAAGGGGTCTGCTGCCGCAATGAGTATCGCCGCAACCGCAACGGACGGAGTATGTCTAAAGATTGTCAGCGGGTCTTCATATGCCCACGTGATCACGTTCACAGGGAACATTCTCGATGACGGAACTGCAACCACGAAACTCAAGGCGACAATGGCGGCTTATGTTGGTGCCAGTATTATGGTTGTTTCGGCAAACTCCAGATGGGTATTGTTATCGAACAATGCTTGTTCATTGGCCGCTTCGTAACCCAGCAAAAACAATAATTAACGGAGGTGATTTTCGTGGCCGCTGTATTAATCAACCAGGGGATTAAAGACACTATCGGGTTTCTACTTGAGGGCGGAGGGGACATGTCTCTAGGAACCACTCTTTTCCAGGCGTTTAACGGAGACATGCAACTTGAAATTGATGTTCCTGCTCTTGCCCCGAAACCAACCGCAGCCGCATGGTCGCAGACGCTGATCGTCAAACTTGTCAATGCGAACGGGGATATACACAAGTGGTATAGTGGCCCCGTGACTATTGCAATCGGCGATACGTCCAGCGCAGGAAGCGCCGCTATTTCTCCAGGGGCCGGTGCCGTTAACATGGTTGACGGAGTTCTCGCCGTAGTAGTTTCCGGGGATGCACAAGCGTGGCTAAATGCGGATACTGTAACCCTGACCGCATCGATTGCTGCGCAGGCTGCCGGAGACACCACCATCCTTGGGTACCTGATCGCCAATCACACCGGGGTCATCACGTTCACGACCTGATGACAATTGGCAGGGGGATAAATTCCCCTGCCCGCACTTTTACTTCATTTTTTTTGAAGCAACTTATGGAGGTGTCGCACATGGGCTGGAATGTTCATTATGTTGTAGGTCCGCAGGGGATTCAAGGTATCCCGGGTCCGCTTGGTCGTCAGGGAGACAGGGGCTTGATCGGGTTAACCGGAGAAAAGGGCGATCACGGAGATCAGGGGCCGGTCGGGCAAGCAGGACCAACAGGCCCTCAGGGCATCAAAGGTGACACTGGGAATACAGGGAGTACCGGACCGCAAGGGAGCCAGGGGCCCTTAGGGAATACGGGGTTAACGGGCCCAACTGGGCCGATTGGCCCTAAGGGCGATAAGGGTGATAAGGGTGACCAAGGCATTAAGGGCGATACTGGTTTAGATTCTACCGTTCCCGGACCCAAGGGCGACGTGGGAGATACTGGGGCAACGGGGCTTACGGGTAATACTGGCCCCAAGGGAAATACTGGGGATACTGGACCGCAGGGCATCCAAGGTTTATCTGGCGCAGGATTAGGCGACATGCTCGCGTCCACCTACGACTCAAACGCCGACGGCAAAGTCAATTCGGCTGATTCAGCCGACACCGTCCCTGATAAAGCGATTACACTTGCCATGATGGACGACATGGCCACGGCGAGTTTAATCTATCGCAAGACCGCCGCAGATGGCGTACCCGAAGTGCAGACACTTGCTACGCTCAAAACCGATCTTGGGCTTACGGGCACAAACTCAGGCGACGAGACCACTTCCACCATAAAGACTGCTCTGGGAATAACGACCTTGAGCGGAAGCAATACGGGCGACCAGAACGCCGCCGGGATATCTATCGCGGATGCAGGGAATTTCATCACCGCAACTACTGTCGAGGGCGCATTGCAGGAAATTAAAACAGAGGCAGATGGTGCCGTCGTAGCCAACGCTGCCATCACCGGCGCGACCAAAGCCAAAATTACCTACGACGCCAAAGGGTTGGTCACGGCTGGTGCAGATTTGGCAGCGACCGACATCCCAAATCTCGACGCCGCGAAAACCACATCGGGCGTATTCGACATTGCGCGAATCCCTGCGGCTGCCATCGAACGGCTGTCCATCGTTGCCAACCAGACTGCGAGATATGCTCTCACGACCGCGACTGTGCAAAACGGCGATGTTGTAAAACAAACCGATACCGGCGAAATGTGGTTCGTGATCGATGATACGAATTTAGGCAGTTCTTCGGGCTATACTGTTTTCACCGCTGGGACGGCTTCTGCTGTCCCGTGGTCGGGGGTAACGAGTAAACCAACTACGGTATCCGGGTATGGGATAACAGATATATTATCACTAGTCCTGACTGGCATCTCCACAGCAACCAACTCCGTGGTCCTCGTCACTGATACGATTCTGGCGGCGCTCGGCAAATTGCAGGCGCAAATCACGGCAATATACAATTTCAACTGGACACAGGTTTTTCTGATGATTAATCCCGCCGCGGGGTACGTTTCACCGCCCCAACGCCTAACCCGTAACGGCACCGGCGTTTCGTTTTATTTTGATATTGTCGCTTCAGCCGTTACCTCGACTGTACTGAACTTTTTCATGGGCGACAGGTCAATTAGCCTTGGGGCGTCTCTGACCAGCTCCGCAACAAGCATGACTACGGATAACGTTCTGATATTCAGCGGCACCCCGCTCAGCCTGATCGACGTGCAGAGAGTACCAGAAGTGGTCACGCTGACCAGCGGCAGCGGC